TGCTGCTGCCCGTAAAGCAGTACTACCCACAGACAGATAGTGCTACAGGTCACGGAGATCGAATGTGCTTTAGCTCGACATGCGCTATGGCCATCAAGTATCTCCGTCCTGATGCGCTTAAAGGTAGTAATGCTGATGATGATTACCTCCGTACTGTGTTGAAGTACGGCGATACCACCTCCTCAACAAGTCATATTAAAGCCAGTCAGCAGTACGGAGTTCTTGCTTCCTTTTACACCAAAGGTACACGCCAGACCCTTATTAACGAGCTTAAGGCTGGCTACCCCGTAGCGACTGGCATTCTCCATAAAGGACACGTCTCCAACCCCGTTGGTGGCGGTCACTGGATGCTCCTCATTGGTGATGATGGAGAGCGTGGTGTCTTTCATGATCCCTATGGGGAGATGGATAATGTCAATGGTGGCTATGTCTCTATTGGCTCTGGCGGTAAGGACGTTAAATACTCCTGGAAGAACTGGCTCCCACGTTGGGAAGTAGAAGGCCGCGGGACTGGATGGTTTATGACCTTCCGCCCTATGCAACAAACAAGACCTGTTACTCCTGTTGTTAACACCTGGGAGGGACTTATCACTGCAGCTACTAATGCTGGAGCTAAGTTTCCGCAAGTTGTAGCAGCACAGTGGGCTCTTGAGAGTGGTTGGGGTAAGCATACCTCAGGTACTCATAACTACTTCGGCCTTAAGGGATCAGGTACTGATCACGAAACCAAGGAGTTTGTTAATGGCCAATGGATCACAATCACTGCTGGATTCTTAAACTTTCCAGATCTACAGTCTTGTGTGTCCTACCTGGTCCAACGTTGGTACAAGGACTACAAGTCTTATAAAGGAGTCAACAGGGCTAACTCTGTAGAAGAGTGTTGCCAACTACTTGTTAAGGAAAAATATGCAACTGACCCTGACTATAGCACTAAGCTGTTGAACATTATCAATCAAAAGAAATGATAGAGGCAATTATTACAGGTGTTGCGTCTCTTGTAATCGGGGTTGGTAGTGGTATTGCTGCCATCAGCAGTAGATCAAATGCACGTATGGATCAACTTGATAAACGAATAGATTCCATCGAATTACGGTTTGCTGAAAAGTATGTACCGAGACTAGAGCTAGCTACTGCTCTTGAAAAGATGGAAGATCACATGATCCGCATCGAGAACAAACTAGATCAGATTGTATTGAGAAATGGCTAAGACAACTAAAGCCACAGAAGATCAGTTCAACGAACTCCACCGACTTGTAACTGAAGAATACCTACGCCGTATCAAAACAGGTGAAGCCACCACACAGGATTTAAAGGCAATGTGTGATTGGTTGAAAAACAACGATATCAACGGTGTTGCTGTTGAAGGTTCCCCTCTTGATCAACTTGCTGCAATCATGCCGAAGATTGATCCAGAACTAGTACGGAGTCGTCTCAGTGGCAAGAGACTGGAAAGCCGAGTATAAGGCTCGCGCTGAATACCTCAAAGCTTACCGCCGTAAAAACAAAGATAAAGACGCAAGTCGAGCACGAGCCAGACGGTCAATGGACAACATCCCAGATGGTCATGAAGTAGACCACAAGGATGGTAACCCGATGAATAACTCTCGAGAGAACCTCAAGATTGTTCCTCGTAAAACTAACCGTGCCAAAGGCGCTCGTAAGACTAACAAAATGCGGTAATGACTCCCCTGTTTCCTACGCCTGATCACTATCTCCATAACCTTATAACAATGACAAGTCCTGAAGCAAAACGACTATGGCGTCGAGCTATTAAGGAACACTTCGACTGTAAGTGTGTCTATTGCGGAGAAACTTATGACCTTAATGAACTTACACTTGATCACGTCCGACCACGTACCTATGGAGGACAAGACCTTACTAACAACCTTGTACCAAGTTGTAGAAAGTGTAATCAGGCAAAAGGAAGTCAAAACTGGCTCCAATGGATGAGAGCCACGTTTGGTGAGAACCCATCTAAAGAACAGCTTATTCTCTCTTGGATTAATTAATTATGGCAACGCGTAAAAACAATTTCCTCAATGCTAAACCCGTCAGCAAGATGGGTGGTAAGTCTGGTGGTGTGCGTAAACCTAGCAAGCCTTATAGCAAGCCCTCGTCTACTTCTGGTAAGCCTAAACTGCAGTCTAAGCCTCAGAAGCCTTCCGCTAGAGACGTAATGCCCAACTCTAGGGCTAAGAAGATTAATCTTCCTCAAGCAGCAAACAACGCAGTACCTCCTAAGCAAGGCCCAACTCTTAAAGGTACGACTCCTAAAAAGCGTATACCTCCTAACGCTGCTCGGGACAGTATGCCCAACTCTCGTGCTAAGGGACTCAACCTTCCTAAAGCTGCAAATAACGCAGTACCACCCAAGCAGGGGCCGAGTCTCAGAGGTGTACAGCCTGGTTTGCGTTCTTCTGCTGTTACTTCAGGTGCTGGGATGGCTGGCCGCGTTTTCACGGCATTCGGCACTGCACTCGCTATCCCTGCAGCAATTAAAAACATTGCTGATGTAGCAGAACGAAATCGTCAGTGGGACGCCTACAAAGAGCGTATGGGGATGAACAAACCCCAATCCAAGCCCTCTACTTCTTCCTCTAGCGCTGGTCGTCGCACTGGTTCTAACAACCGTGTTGCCAATCTCTCTGTTCCAACCAGCTCTGCAGGTTCACGAGCAGGTGCTGCTGCTGGTACTCGTGCACGTAGCCGCAACACTTCCTCGCCTAACAGTGGTCCTGATTGGCGTTCCCGCGTTAGTAGCCAAGACGTAAATACTCTGCGTCAAGGTCAAAACGACGCGATCCGAAGCTACAACAATAAGCCGTCTGCCTCAGGTCCAAGCGCTTCCCGTCCATCCCAATCCACTCCCTCTACCCGTACTGCATCCGGTAGCGGCACCCAACGCTCTACCGCTTCCACGACTCCACAGAAGCCTGCAATGCCTGGTCGTAAGTGGGACGACTTCAACCCCGGTCGTGGCACCAGCAAGTCCAACAACCCTCTTCTTGATCGTGATAGCGGGGGCATGAAGCTGCGTGATCGGATGAAGGAGCGTGAAAATGCTCAGCGTACAGAGAGCACTAAAAACCTCAAAAACAACTTCGGTCAGGACTCTGGCTACGAAACCAAGACCAAGGTTGATGGCTCTAAGTATGCCGACAAAAAACCTGACATGAAGAAAGTCAACGAGTATGACCGTCGTAAGCGTCGGTACTACGACTGATTCATAAACGCACGGAGAGGCACCTACAAGCGTCTGTAGGGCCTCTCTTTTTCTATTTAGGTACAATCTACCGTGAATGATATTTTAGCGGCTCTGAGGGGCGATTTTAAGCTGTTCCTTCAAGCCTTGTGGCAACAGCTTGACCTTCCCTCTCCAACACGAGCACAATACGCTATTGCTGACTACCTTCAACATGGCCCAAAGCGTCTACAGATCCAAGCATTCCGAGGAGTCGGTAAGAGCTGGATTACTGGAGCCTTTGTGTTGTGGACACTCTTCAATAACCCTGAAAAGAAGATCATGATCATTTCTGCCTCCAAAGAACGGGCAGACAACATGTCGATCTTCCTGCAGAAGCTGATCATTGAAACACCGTGGCTGTCACATTTGAGACCAAAGAGTGATGATGCACGGTGGTCACGGATTAGCTTTGATGTGAACTGCAGCCCTCACCAAGCACCATCCGTCAAGAGTGTTGGTATCACAGGTCAGCTAACCGGATCTAGGGCAGACCTGATGATTCTGGATGACATCGAAGTTCCTGGTAATTCGATGACAGAAATGATGCGGGAGAAACTTCTTCAGCTCTGTACGGAAGCTGAGTCCATCCTTACGCCAAAGAAGGACTCCCGAATCATGTACCTTGGCACTCCACAGACTACCTTCACCATCTACCGAAAGCTAGCCGAACGTAACTACCGTCCATTTGTGTGGCCATCACGGTATCCACGCAAAGACAAGCTCAGTCAATACGAAGGCTTGCTGTCTCCTCAGATTGTGGAAGACATTGAGACGGGTGTTGAGGAGTGGGCACCAACTGACCCTGATCGCTTCACCAGTGACGACCTGTTGGAACGGGAAGCTGCTATGGGTCGTAGCAACTATATGTTGCAGTTCCAACTAGACACAACCTTGAGTGATGCAGAAAAGTTTCCACTTAAGTTCTCCGATCTTGTCATTACCTCCGTTAATCCGACTCAAGCGCCGGATGCTGTTGTGTGGTGCAGTGACCCTCGTAATGTGCTCAAAGATCTGCCTACGGTTGGCCTACCGGGTGATTACTTCTACTCCCCGATGCAACTACAAGGGGACTGGGGACCGTACACAGAAACGATTTGCTCCGTAGACCCCAGTGGTCGTGGTACTGACGAAACAGCAGCTACATACATCTCACAAAAGAATGGCTTCCTCTACGTTCACGAAGTACGAGCGTATCGCGACGGTTATAGCGACAATACACTTCTTGACATCCTTCGTGGGTGTAAGCGCTATAACGTTACCAAACTTGTTGTCGAAACAAACTTCGGTGACGGTATCGTCGCAGAACTGTTTAAGAAACACCTCATCCAAACCAAACAAGCCATAGACGTAGAAGAAGTGCGGGCTAACGTCCGTAAGGAAGACCGTATCATCGACACCCTTGAGCCCATCCTTAACCAGCATCGTTTGATTGTTGATCGAGGTGTGGTGGAGTGGGACTACGCCTCCAATAAAGACGCTCCTCCCGAAGACCGTCTCCTCTACATGCTCTTCTACCAAATGTCCCGCATGTGTCGGGAGAAGGGCGCAGTGAAGCATGACGACAGATTGGACTCGCTAGCCCAGGGGGTGAAGTACTTCACAGATGCCATGTCAATCAGCGCCTACGAGGCCGTGAAGGCCCGTAGACAGGAAGACTGGGCTGATCTACTGGAAACCTTCCTGGATGACCCTCAGAGCGCCACAGATCACCTCGTCCTTGGGTTCTCTTTGGATCAACGGAGAGCTGCTAGAGGAGCATCTAAAGGGCGAGGTATTCCCACTTGGGTCTCAAAGTAGACTCACTGCAGCGGAATGGATCTGGTTGACCCGACACTATTAAGGGGACCGGGAAGGGGGAGCTACTTGAGTCTCACTGACGTAAGACACAACTAGCTCCTCTATCAATGTCCCTGGAGATGGACATTCCGTGAGTACTGGACTCACAAATGACACAAAACTAACAGCTAATGACACAATTAGTTGATGTCCGCTGGATGGACATCCCTTTAATTAACTGCTGAAACCCACACCTTGGGGTTAGAGGAGAATGGATCTAGATCATCCTGATCAACATTGAGTGTTGATACCTGATGATACTGATCCCTTTTCTTTATTAAAAATCCTAATAACTGCTACTTATTAACAAACCAACTAATGCATTCTGTTCAGCTCATCCACATCACACCTAATGCAGAAGACCTCATCAGCTACATGGCTAGAGTGTCTAACCCAGCTAATCAATCAAACACTGAGACCAGTGCTAAACTAATTAAATACCTCATTGATCATCAACACTGGTCTCCATTTGAAATGGTGAATATGTGTGTTGAGATTAATACCACAAGATCCATAGCAGCTCAGATCCTGAGGCATAGAAGCTTCTCCTTTCAGGAGTTCAGTCAACGGTATGCTGATGTAACTACTATTGGTACTCCAGTAATCCCCGCACTAAGACGACAGGATCACAAGAACAGACAAAACAGTACAGATGACCTAGATACTCATCAAAAACAAGTGTTCCTACGTCGTGTTCAACAACACTTTGCAGAGGCTGAGGATCTCTATCGTGAGATGGTGTCATCTGGTGTAGCTAAAGAGTGTGCTAGAGAGGTTCTTCCACTAGCTGCACCTTCTCGGATCTACATGAATGGTACGATTCGGTCTTGGTTGCATTATTGTGACTTGAGGACTGGCAATGGAACACAACGGGAACATGCAGTTATTGCTGGTCAAATTCAAGATCTTCTTTATGACAACGTTCCTAATGTTTGTGAGGCGATGTGGAACCGTGAAGCGTTTGTGTCTCTATAATCGCTTCATTGGACTCTGTAAGCCTCTACAAGGTGGTTGTAGTTGGTGTTAGGTAGTCTGACATCTATTTAACTAAACAAGGCCCTTCTAGGTCATTCTGGAGGGGTCTTAGATTTTTACCATAAATTTCTCAAGCCTATACGCGAGGGCAGGGGCGCAGATTTACCCCCATGGCCCCTCTTTGGTCTGGAAATGGCGCGGTTAGTTCTGCAAACTACCTGCAAATGGGGTCAAAAGTGATACGGATGAACTATTATTTGGCTCTGAATCGCTGAGATCCCTTGGTATGACTGGTGCTACGGATTCGTATTTTTCACGAGATCTGTAGGCGCAAGCCTCTATGTAAAGAGATATGACCGAACGTACCACAAGTGCAGCAGGCTGCGGTTAGTATTTGCACAAGCGGCACAGCGAGACCGTTGCTCGCCGCTTCCAAGCCCTCCACAAGTGCAAACCATGCCTACTACCTACTGTGTTGCTCGCATCGATGGATGTGGCACAGCAACACGGCTCACCGATTGGCAATCCTTTGACGCTTGTGATGATGCCATCGATCAACTGCAGGATCGCTTCCCTGCTGCCATCGTTGATATCTTCACAAATGAAGAATGCCCCGATCTTTGATTAATCACCGGGACGCACCCCAAATGACAAACAAACAACGCACCATCATCGAATCCGCAATCTTTTGCGGTTTCGCTTGCCTGATCTCAACAATCACCATGCTCGGCTTTGCTGGCGTTGATCCTTTTGACTCAAATGCTCCACAAGTGCAAACAGTAGCCAAGGGTGACAAGTGATGTCTGAACATTCCACCGCTGTACAAGTCGATGTATTCCCTGATGAGTTCAAGCCACTACTGAAGCTGATTAACCACGCACTCATTAATAGTGACGTGATGCAGTACATCGATGATGTTGAAGCTCACCTTATCTATGCCTGGCTTGATGATTTCCAAGCTAAAGCCCTTGAACATTCTGTTTAGCCTATGCCCTTTCTCATACCATTGCCTGCATTAATTGCACTCACCTTTGCCCTTTACCTTCTCAAACGATGAACAATCCCTACTTATACCCAGACCAGGCAGAGTGGACTGAGGATTATCAGGAACTTATGGACATCAGAGCACAAAGGAATTATCCCCGTGCTTTTGATGATGAAGAGGAATTCCTAGATGCATTGTTCTGGGTAGTTTAATTTCACTCAAACACTCCACTAGCGCAAACACCATGGCACACTGGTATCACCTCACCAAAAAGTCAAGCAACGCTAAGACTGGCCCGATTGCAGTATCAACAACCTCTAGGGATAGTTGCCCAGCAACCTGCCCACTAAAGGGGAACGGATGTTATGCAGAATCAGGACCGTTATTGTTACACTGGAATAAAGTATCTGATGGTTCACGTGGTGTTGATCTTAAAGGCTTCATTGATTCATTGAGGACACTGCCGGAAGGTAGCTGTTTCAGACACAATCAAGCTGGCGACCTGCCACACTATAGTGGTTTCATTAATTACAAAGAACTAGAGGCTATTACGAACGCTTGCGCTGAGCGTAAGCTTACTGCTTGGACATACACTCACCATAAGGTCGACAACTCACACAATGTAGAGGTTATACAAAAGGCTAACACTGACGGGTTGACTGTTAACGTATCTGCTCACAGTCAATCTCACGCAGTGGAAGTCTACCGTAAGTTTTTACCTGCTGTTTGTATCGTTCCCAAGGATACTCAGGTAAACAGTTGGTGCAACGATGGCGTTAAGTTCGTTGTTTGCCCTGCTCAAACAAAAGCAAACAAAACCTGCGCTGAATGTAGGCTATGCGCTGATGCTAACCGCACTTGTATTGTTGCATTCAAAGCACACGGCACACAAGCTAAAAAGGTTGAGGCTACAATTCAATGATTAAAACATGGCAAGAACACATTCTCACAGGTGGTAAATCATGCCCGCATTGTGGATCGTCTCACCTTGCATTCTCAAACGTTAATGGCAACGAACACTCAGTAGATATAGAGTGCATTAAGTGCCACGAACAATGGCAGGAGTTCTTCACTCTAACTGGCGTTAGGGTTGACGGTAAACAATACAGTGTTTGAGATGCTAGGATTCTGTGATAACTGAATACGGCAGCACTCCGGCCCGCGCGGATGCATCCAGGCTGATGGCCCTGGGGTTGGAACTTCGGTTCCTCCCTGGGGTCTTTTTTTGTGTCAACCCTCGGGGGAGATTTCGTTACGACACAGGGACGCACCTAGGTTTCTTGTAACAAATGATCACACTTAATACGCGGAAGCCACAACGGCTCACGATCACAGTGTCGTGGGTCGTTTTTGAGCGTTTGGCTAAGCGTTCACACGTGGAGGGACGCAGCATGAGCAACCTCAGTAGCTACATCTTGGAACGTGGTCTCTGTGACGATCCAGGGACTGGTACAGGACCGTTGCACTAGCGAAGCACCGTGGGCAATATGTACTCATCGGAAGCGATTCCGATCACCTGATCGCAGGCACTGGGAACGGTCTCACCTGCCAAAGACGTAGCACCGAGCCACCGCTGTTGAGAGTGGCTCCTCGCCCAAGGGGAGTTGTGGCGCGTGAAATAACGCCCCTCCTTTCTTTTTCTCCCGCGACAGTAACAGCTGTTGCACACTCACAGGGACTCATCCTTGTGCCTGAACCGTTACAACAACGCCTAACGCGTC